GGCACGGTCATCGATGCCGTGGCAGGGACGAAACATCATATTGACGAGCGGCTTGCCAGCCACGGAAGTCGGATCGTAGAATTCACCGCCGCTTTCAATGGCGGCAAGGTCCAAATCCGATACCGGCTCCAACAGATCATTGGCCACCCATGATCCCGGTGCCGAAAAATTCCGGTCGCAAAGATCGCCTGTCGATACTGTGGTTGAACCGCCGATGCGGCACGCTTGCGCCCCCGTCCGCTCATTGAAGATACTGGCGTACTGGGGGCTATTTGAAGAACCATAGACAGTTATGGCCATTCGTGTCGAGGTCATTAACGTAACGACGGCATTTCCGTCGTCGAGGTTTCCCGACGTGACACGCAGATCAAGAAGTTTGCCGATGGATGTGCCCGTGGCGGAATTTTGTCTCAGCACATCGCCGATAACGAGATGATTGTTTCCGTTGGTAAAATTATACAATCCCCGACTCAACGCCTTCAGATAGAGCCGATTGCCGCTTCGATTTGTAACGTAACGGAAAGTGTTGTTTGAGATTTTTCGCACCCAGAATCCTTTGAGCGGCCATGAGGTTGGGTCTGTGGTCAGTGTGATGGTCTCACCGGAGACGGATTGGATGGTTGCTGTGCCGGTTCCCAGCGGTGCCGTCCATACGCCGAGCGCGGAGATGGTGTCGTCTATGGCATCGTTTCGGGCAGCAACGCAATAGTAGCGGAGCCGTCCTTGGGGATCGGCGGCATCGTCCGCTTCCACATCGGGGACGAGAACGCCCTTGGGAATTTGTAACGTGTATGTTGCCGTTACGTTTGAGTTTGTCGTTGCCGCAAAGTCGACATTCAGACGCACCCATCCCTCACTGCCGCCCGTATACAGAATGAGATCGTTCACGTCTGCGGTCAATTGCACTCGCGATCCGTATCCGGTGGCCGTGGTGATTTGTGCTGCGATGCTGCGGGCATTTGAATTGATGGACAACGTTCCCTCTCCAAGGCTCGGCGAGACTTTTGTAACGGTAATTCCCGGCAGCGTGGTATGGGAGACGGGATTGAATTCGGGTTGTTTTCCTGAAACAAGAAGTCCGGGGATTTCCTGAGACGAAGCGTACTTGCCGCCTTTGCACAGGCGGAACACGGCATCCGGCGGCGGCGTGATCGGGAGCGAACCGTAGAGTTGGAGAGTTCCGGGATTGCTGCCGGTTCCTGCCGTCCATGAGCGGACGTGAAAAAAGAGACCTTTCAAAACATCCGGGGCCTCCTCCGTGAAAAATCCGATGGCACCGTTCCAGTAACCCGTTGCCTGTGTGATGGAAGCCGTGTTGATCTGCAAGGGCGTTGCAGTCGCAACGGTTCGATCCGAAAGCGCTTGTCCGTGGGCCGTCAGGTCGCGGGAAGTAAAATACAATCCAAGTTGGTGAGCAGGTGTCGTCATAGAAGGAACGAGGGGTTAGGGACGAGTAGGTTAACGTTCCACTCGAAAGTTGAACAAACCTGTTTCAATATTGCGGGAGATCGATAGTTGCGGCGGCGTTGGCAAATCCGCCGCGAAATAAGCAAGCCGATGGTTTTCCGATTCATTGCCGAATTGGTCGACCGCTTCGACGCGGAACGAATGCCAGCGACCGCCGCGTCCTTCCAGTTGACGGGGACAGTTGATCTCGATCCTATCCATCGACATAGCGGGAACCTCAATCAGTTTCGATTCAATGGAACCCGTATCGAAAATCGTATGATAGATTCTGTAACAGACCGCCGCTTCGACTTTGTTCCACGCAATAAGCGGTTCAATGAACGGCGGTTCTTCCATCGAAGCGGGAACATCGTCTGTGTCGGTGGAATCGTAAACCTCGATTTTGAACGTCCCTTCCAACGGCACGGACAGAACGACGCTGCGCTCTTTTGTTTCGGCCATGTACGGTCCAAAGGCGAAGTGCCCGTTGATGAACACCCACGAGATCGCGTTCTCGTCGTCGCTTGTCCATGAAATGACGGCCTGCCGTTGTCCTTGCGGACGGATCAATACGTTGTCAACAAACATGCTTCACCTCACGGTTCAAAAAGGCGACAGTTACGTGGATTGCAGAGCCGGGACTTCCAGCGAAACGGTTTTGCCGGATTCAATCCGCGATAAATCGGTGATTCAGCCTGATTGCATTCGACCAGATTGCAACGGCAATTTCCCGGAGCGGGAACGCCGATGTCGATCATCCATTGACAGGGGATCATTGTCGCGGTAACAGCAAGATTTCGTAACCGTTCAATTTCCTCCGGCGGAATGACTGGAACGGCACTGGCACCGTCCGGTATTTTTTGTCTGTCATTCATTGTTTTTTCGATTAGAGTACAGTAACATGTCCGCTGATGACGCAAAGTTCGAATGTCATTGCACCGCCGACATAGTGTTGATACCACCACGGATAATAACCGGTCTTGAAGATGAATCCGTCCTCATCGACGGTATGAATGACCGGCTCTTCGTTCTTCAGTTCTTCGAGTGTTTGGAGTGTTTGTGCTTGATCGTAAGCGTAACCGTATCCTTCCGGCCCTTGACAACAACTATTTCCCCATCCGCCGACAATGCCGGGCAGTTTGCCAAATGATGTTACGAAATAGCCGTGATAGTGGGCGCAGTTGATCCGGCCACAGCCCATCACGAAATAACCGGATTGGTATTTGACGCTGTACTTTCCCTTTGTCAACTTGAATACGGGCCGTCCGTTTTCCTTGAGTGCCTCCATGATCTCTTCGTCGCTACGATAATTCTGCGTCGAATTGCCGACCTGTGCCAGAGCATCGGCAGGCGATACCGTGAAGGGATGACATTTTTCACAGCACCGTACACATCTGTCGTTTTCGTTGAAAACGGCGATTTTCCCGTTCGGAAAAACTCTGACCGTTCCATCTTTCGTAACAGTTTTTCCACGTCGCTCCGTCATGGTTCGTCATCCTCCTCAAAGCATTTTTCCAGTTGAAGCGTTTCGTTAATCCAGCCGAGGGTGAGTTTGTCATCCTTGTCGTAGTGGGCATAACCGAAAGTCGCCGCCGTGATCGCACCGATACTTGGACGTTTCCACTGGTGCGGCGAGGCGGTCGGATCAACGTCCTCCTCCAATTTTTCGTCCGTTAATGCGTCGGTGACTTTGTACGTCCATGAAGCGGCTTCTTCGTCGTCACCCTGCTCGCCGCCTGTCTTTTCCAACTTTACGGGAAACAACGTCGACTTGCCGCTTCCAATTCGGATGAGTGCCCAGCGGTTCTGCGTGGATTCATCGCTCCACAGTACCTCGGCACCGCTTCCGCCTGACGTGAGATAACCTGTTTCATTTTCTTTGATGTCACAGTATTTCGGTTGCGTCGAATCGCTGTCACTGGAGGCCATTTGGATTTTTGCCTGTGTGACACCATACACACAGGCGCGGACGACCATGTTGGCGGAGGCATCTTCTTGCAGGACGGCGAATTTGCCCTTGTGCTTCTTCTGTGGGACGACACCCTTGAAGACGATCCGATTCTTGAAGTAATCAAGATTCTGCGTTTCGGCAGAACCATCAAGTCCGACGACATCAAACTTTTTCAGAAGATTGCCCGTCTTGTTCACGACACTGACAAACAGTGAACCGAATCCCGCTCCATGCGGAGCGAGGTTCATACGCCGATCACGATGAGCCTGTGCCGCATCGAGCATCGCGTTATAGGTTGCCGCCGGAATGTGGAGCGGCTCACCGGAGCGAACATGTTGAAATTCGTTTCTCGCCATTGGGAAAAGGAGTTAGGAGTTAGAAGATAGGAGTTAGAATTTTTATGTACGGTATTGAAGATGAAGTATACGGTCAGAGAAAAATTCACTCATTCTAACTCCTAACTCCTAACTCCTTCGCTCACCCGATTCCCAGCGAATAGAAGTTGAGCGGTTGATAGACCTGCTCGACGTAGGCTTCAATGGGCACTTTGACGGTAACATTGCTGATCTCCATGTCGGCCCAACGCACCCAGAGATAATCCCAACCATACTTGAATGGAATTGTCATGTTTCCGATACGGATATTCCACGCATTCGGCGACACGGCAAATTTGTAGGTCATCTCGATGCCTTGATCGCCATAGCGATACGATCCGCTCGCACCGAGAAAGCGTACCTCGCCTGAATCGAATCCCTTGAACGGCACGATATTGACACGACCGTATGCGCGCGACAGAAACGATACGAATCCCGATGTCAGCATGACCGGATTCAGATAGATCGTTTCAGAAAAAGTCGAGACGGCGGTATCGATGTCGACTCCTTCGACACCGTCGTTGGTTACGCCGACCAGACCGCCGTAGTTTCGCGGTGTCATGCCGTTGGCGGCCCAGCCGCCGCGAGTGCCGAGAGAATTGGTAATCTTGGTTTGTGTCCCGGAAACTTCAAACGAAAGCGACCGGCGCATGTCGGCATTGTTGTCGTTCTTGCCGTATTCGATACTGTAACGCACCCGTCCGGTGAACAGTTTGTCGCCGCCACCCGAATCTTCCTCAACATCAATGGACTCAACGTCCCGATCATTGCCGTAATTGGCACAGAGTGCGTTCCACGCATCCCGAACCGAGTTGTAGCCTCGCAATTCAAAGACATGCTCGGCACTCCGCGACGTTCGTGTTGCGCTATATCGGTCGCCGTAGGCGGGGATGATGCCGTTGAGTTTATCCCGCGCCCCGAAGGTGTCGGGGTTGCCGTAAATGACGTGTCCCTTGTAAAATCCATCGTCGGCCTCTTCCTCGTCGACGCTGACATCGCTGAGGTGCAACCGGCCCGATGTTTCGGCGGTACTGCGGATGTAGGACTCCAACCGGGAAAGCGCTGCCTTGGCGGTTTGACTTTTGACGCGAAACAAGCGTTCGTGTGATCCGCTTTTGCGTCCTTCGCTCATCCGTTCGCCGTACAATTCAAACAGGTCGTCGGCAATTTTGTGTTTGATTTTCGATCCTGAATCCGGCGACTTGAACGTTATTGTACCGTAATAGAGACCGTTGGCGTTTTTTTCCTCGTCGATGACGATATCGCCGAGTTCCAGATTGTCGGGAACCGCCAGCGAATTTGCGTACAATTCCAAGGCCTTTTTCGCCGATGCCGGATCGTTGTCCTTGATACAATACCGTCTCGTAATCGATTCGGTTTCTTTGCCCTTCGTGCTGGTAAAACCGAGAAGTTCTTCAATCGTTGTCATGGTAGGCTTGAGACTTGAGGCTAGAAGCTAGAGGCTTGAGGCTTGAGGCTTGAGGGATGAGGCTTGAGGGATGAGGCTTGAGGGATGAGGCTTCGTCTCCAACTTCTAGCCTCAAGCCTCACCCGAATGTCGCTCCTCTGTCTGCGATGTTGCGGAGGTAGCGGGTTTGCAATTTGAGTTCCTTGACTGCTGGATCGTCTGCGGCGACAACATTGTCTGCCGGATCGTCCTTTTTGGCGGCTTCTTGTGGTTGTTGTTTCTTTTCTTCTTTCGCTGCGATTTTGGCGAGATGTTTTTCGCTTTGTTCCGTTGCCTTGGCGACACGATCCATCGTCGATCCGGCTCCCATGCTTGCAATCGCCGCCGCACTGAACGATCCCGTTACGGAAACCTGTTTGCCGAAATCGAAGTCAAGCCCCCGCATCAGGTATTCGGCTTTTCGTTTCAATTTATCGCCGAGGGTTTCGGGTTCGTTTCCGGCGAGGACGGGCGGCGGGGTTTTGGTTCGGTTGATCGCCTCGTCGTAAGCGGCCTTTGCCGCTTCCAATTCCCGTTCCTGAGCGGCAAGTTTCGCTTGATAGGCAGCGTTGCGAATCCCGGCAGCCTGTTCGAAATCGCTCTTGAGGATGTCGAGTGTTCCCTTCTTTTCCGCTTCGAGAATTCCCATCCGCTTGTCACGGGTGTTTTGTATCTCGGTCAAACGTTGTGATTTTTGATTTTCACGATCACGGGCCTGACGGTTATAGTCGGCGGCGATGATGCCAGCCATCTCGTTGGGATCAAGCCCCTGCATCTTGGCAATGATATAGCCGATCCCTTGTGCAATGGCCTCCTCCGCTTTTTTCCATGTCGAAACAATACTGTGCGAAAACTCAGCCCAGATTGTCGCCATCGTGTAGACCGATTCCGTCCAGAATTGCTGGATGCCATACCATGCCGTCGTCAGCAGTTCACTGATTTTATAGACGGCGGTCGCCCATGAGGTCTGCAAGGTGTCAACGACCCAATACCAAGTTGAAAGAATGGCGTTCGAACCTTGTGTCCAGATCAGTTTGATGGTTGCCCAGATCAGTTGGATGGCCGCTTCAATGTCGCCGCGACCGAGGGCGGCAACAAGGGCATCGTAGGTCTCTATGGCAAAGGAACAAAGATGGCCGAACTGCTCCCGAAGCCAATTGATTGCCGTACCGATATCGTCGAAAACATTGAGAAAGAATGTGCCCAGTGCGCTGATGATCTCGCCGAGCAGAGTGACGGCGGAATGAAAAGAAGCGACCAAGCCGTTCCAAGCGGAAGCCAAGGCACCTTGAATGACGCTAACGGCATTGGTAACCACCGTTGCCAGTATGGTTCCGACTTGCCGGACAATTTCCCAGAGACCGGAAACGATCCATGAAAAACACTGGATCAATTGTCCGGCGACGGTAACGCCGAACGCAACGACCGACCACATCATTGATTCAAGGCAACGCCCGATGATACCGGCGAGGCTCATGAAGATGTTAGCGATGACGGAAGCGATTGGCCCGATGGCGGCGACAAGCAGATAGACAGCTCCTGCAACTGCCGCGATCGTTGCAAGAACGACAAGGATCGGGGCCATCGACGCAAGAATTCCGGCCACGACCATACCGACTGCCGCAATCATGTGACCGAGAAAGGCAGCAACCGAGCCGACGATGGTAGCGAACTGGACAACGATCCATGTGACCACGGCAGTAACAATGGAACTGATAAAGCCGCCGATGGCCGTCAGCATGGAAGCAAGCATCGTTGTGAGCGTTGCTACGAGCATCGTACAAAAACCGGAGACGGCTGTCAGAACCGGCATCAAGACGGCACCTACCGTCGATGCGATCATCGCAAACGTCGTACTCAGGAAAGTTGCGATGCTCATTCCGACTGACATGAATGCCGCCTGAATGACAACAGCAATGGCGGAAAAAGCTGAAGCGATCCCTGCCGCAATAACGGTAAACGCAAACAAGCAGACGCTCCCCATTGCCGCCAGTCCTGTAACGATAATGGGAAACATCGTTGCAATCGTTGACCCAATCAGAGAGAGTGTGCCGATCAGAACTCCGGAGAGCAGGGAGAGCGATGCAGACAGAATGGAGATAAGAATAGGAGTCAGTGTCATCACCGTTGCCACAACACCTCGCAAAATCAAGCCAAACGCACAGACAACACCGGATGCCAATAATGTTACGGTACGAATAATACCACCGATCACGGACAGCGTAATCGCACTGAGCCGGAGCAACACGAGAGCGGCAATGTGGAACGTGCCTGCAATTGTTGTTCCGACAGTGACCACCGTTTGGACGATGCCCGTGAAAACGGATGCAAACGATCTCCCAACGAACAAGACAGCCGACAAACAGCCCTGAATGGTGCCGAAGGCAAATAGAAAGACACCGGCGATCCCGGCAATGGTCGCGGCAACGGCTCCGAAAATTTTGCCGACAGCGATCATCGCCGCTCCCACGCTAAACAACGCAATTCCGATTCCTGTTACTGCCGAGATCGTTTTTGTAATGGAAACAATCAGTTGTTTGTTATGCGTAATATAAACCACTACCCCGCTACATGCCTTCGTCATCCAATCGACGAGCGGTTGCAACACCGGATTGAGTGCCTCGCCGATGGCGATAGCGCCCGCTTCGACCGCCGACCACAGCATCCGCAGACTTCCGGCAAGGCCGCTGTCCATTTCCTTGGCGGTTCGCCGGGCCACACCAGCGGCGTTGTCGACGGCATCGTAAAGTCGTTCGAACTCGGCGGTGGTAAGCGATGCTCCGCCTGCTAACGCCCAGACACCGAACACCTCCTTGAAGAGGGTTAGTTTCTCGCCCTTGGCCATTTTTTGAGTGGCAACACCAAGGTCTTTGAGTACCGTGGCAACATCGCGCATTTCGCCGGTCTTGATGTCCTGAACGGCAACACCCAACCCTTTGAGGCGCCGTTGAATACTCCGGTCGGACAGATTGACCATGATCCGCCGAAACGTCGTCCCGGCTTGTGAAGCCTTAATCCCATAGTTGGATAACGCACCGATGGCTTTACAGGTTTGCTCCAGCGACAATCCGTACTTTTCGGCAATCGGTGCACAATAAGCCATCGAATGACCGAGGTCTTCCAAGGTCTGGGACGACGTGTTCGATGCCGCAACCATAACATCGCACACTCGCGTCATCTCTTCAGCGGGAAGATTGAACGCTCGCAGCGCACTGGAGGCGATCCGTGTTGTTTCTGCAAGATCGGTTCTTGTTGCGCGAGCGAGATCAAGGACACCGGTGATGGAATCGTCAATCTCTTTGGGAGCGAACCCGGCACGTCCGAGGGCAAGCATCGCCTCGGCAATCTGGCTGGACGTGAACGATGTTGTGCGACCGAGAAACTTTGCCTTTTCGGTCAACGTCTCAAACTCCTCGGCAACCGCACTGGTGACGGCTTTCACCGCACGCATAACATCGTCGAACTTGGCATACGTATTGACCGAAGCGGCGAAAGGAATTGCCGCCGCAAGACCCAGCGTTGTCAGCCGCCGTCCGATGGATTTGATTTTGTCACCGAAACGAACGACATGGTTCTCCGCACGGCGCAAAGTGCGGACAAGGGCGGAGTCGTCGGCGAAAAGTTCGACAAACGCCCGTCCCGCCCGAATCGCAGAACCTGTTGCAGCCATCAGCCCGACTCCTTACTTGAAAACTTTTTTGAACTCATCACGCATGATCTCCACATTGTCGTCGGTGATGAGAATGGCGTTTCGCCGCCGCTCCTGACGAGTCAGCGTCGGATTGAAGTCGTCCGGTCCCAGCGTTCGGCCTTTGCCGTCACGATGACAGTTGGCGATGAGCGACATGAGTGCTGAAGCGACGCTCCAGACATGCCGGTCGCGTCCGTCGACCATCCAGAACAGTTGGCGTAACGTCAATGGACGCGGATCAATGGAAAGACTCCCCGCGATACGCCAGATGTCGCGCCAGCGGTCTATCGGTTCCGAAGTTCCTCCAACTCCTTGTCGGCTTGCTTCATCGCCTTGGCAATTTCCGCATCGACATCGATCCCCTCGACTCGTGTCGTCGCCGCTTCGACACCCGCATGGATCATCTTCTTCTGTTTCTGTACGGCTTTCGCGCGGTCGTGTCGACCGCGACTCTGGAAAAAATCGATCAACTCGTCGTAGAACGCTTCATGCGCCCTTGCAAAGGTCGGGCCGTCGAAGCATTGATAGATTTGTTTCTCGTCGACTTTCTGTGCCTCAAACTGGCTTTCGAGCAGTGCGGAGATCACTTGTGCCAGCAGGATTTCGTCCGTACCGAGCCGGGTCAAAAGCGGCGGGGTCCCCACCTCCGGCTGAAGAAGATCAATCCCCAACCGATCCTTGACCAGCATCGCCGTTCCGATATTGAGCGAAAGGTTCCAATCGTGACCGGCGTTGTCTTTGAATGTTTTCATAACGATATTTAGAGTGAAGGAGTGATGGAATTGACAATTGACAATGGAAAATGGACAATGAATGCCATATAGGTGCAAAAAAAACGCGTGCGAATTGTCCATTGTCAATTGTCCATTGACACCTACGGTGTAGTTGGTTCTTCGTGCCATTCCTCCCATTGGGACAGTTTGGCGGTAACGGAGTATTTGATTGCTTCTTCGAGCGGTTCCGAGCGAGAAAAGCCGGTAATCGAAAAATCGCCGACCGGCCCTTCGCCATTTTCGCTGGTCAAGGCGGCAAGATGAATCTGCTCCGCTTTGAGCCATGCCGTTTTGATCGCCTTAAACCCATCGTCTTTCGGCAGATAGAGCATGTCAAACTCAATCGTGCATTCTTTGAGTCCGGCGATGGTTGCACGGAAACCGTCGTTGTCCCGCGTTGTGACATCTGCCTCACTTGCATCGAGATGGTGTAGGCCAGAGAGTTTCACCCTGACCCCAACCCCAAGCCGGACTGGCAAGTTTCCAAGCATCCGGCTTTCCAACCAATTCTAAACTTCTTACTTCAAGCGGTAACGATGTTTTTCCTTGTGGCAGTACAAGCATAGTGTCTGTACATTATCAAGGGTATTCGCTTGCTTAAAACTAGCAAAGCTATTTACTTCGGTAATATGGTCCAACTCCGATGTTTCCGCAAGGACCAAGCATCCGCAGTTGCGGCATTGGTATCCATCGCGTTCAAGGGCTTTCAACTTCAGGTCGGATTGTCCCGGTCGATTTCTGGACGAAAAGAAATTCACTTCCCATTCATGATCTTCCAGATAAACCGCATTTCCCGGCTCATAGGCCGCAGGTCCTTTATAATTGAGCGACATTTTCGTGTCGGAGAATCGAACTAGTGTCTTCTTCGCCGTCACTCCGATGCGTCCATTGTAATAGAACTTGCTGTGTACCTTCCCGGCCGTAATGTCGTTTTTACGACTGATCGCCTTGACCATCGCCCAATGGGCGAGATGATCCAACAATCCCGCCACCGCACTGAAGTTATGTGCGATTTTGAAATAGTGCGACCATCCACGTATGACGGAAGATACTCTCGTGACCCGTGTTTCGATGTCCTCTTGGGACGGTCGATAGCGGGCGGCCTCATTCAAGCGAAGCCGGATTTTGGAAATCGATTTTTGAGCAACCTTTATTTTTGGCACCAATTTCCCTTTCTGGCCGACGCTCTTTTCGAGGTGAAAGCCGAGAAAGTCGAATCCGTCGCGGACATGCGTGATGCGTGTCTTTTCCACCGAAAGCTCCAGACCGCTTGTGTCTTTGAGGAGTTGTCGGATTTTCTCTCGGAGCGTTTCCGCAAAGTGCTTGTCCGCTCTTGTGATGAAAACACACCAATCGTCCGCATATCGAACGAATCGAACATTAGGCTTTCCGCTGTCGTATGCCTTCCTGTTGTTCTTGTCGTATGCGCCTTGTTCATGCAGGAACCAGTCCAGTTTGTTCAAGACGGCATTGGCAAGAAGCGGGGAAATGACACCGCCTTGCGGAACACCCTTGACGGTTGGGACAAGTTGCTTCCCGACCATGACGCCTGATTTCAGAAACAGGGTAATCAAGTCGAGAAATTTATTGTCCGTTACCTTTTCGCGTAATACGCCAAGGATGACCTTATGGGAAATTTCATCGAAGCACGCTTTCACATCGCCTTCGATGACCCAAGAGAAACCTTGTTTCATCGCCTGCTGACAGCGAAAGATCGCATGGTGTGTGCTTCGATGGGGCCGAAAGCCGTAGGAGCTGTCATGGAATTCCACCTCGAAAATCGGTTCAAGCATCATGCGAATTGCTTCTTGAACGATTTTATCCCGCAAACAAGGAAGTCCGAGCTGGCGCATTGTGCCATTGGCTTTCGGTACTTCCGCCCGTTTGAGCGGTTGAGGTCGGTATGTTCCCTTCTTCAACTCCAACCGAAGTTGTTGGAGATTTTCCGTTTCGTGTTCTTGGAACACAGAGACGGTCACTCCATCTATTCCCGGTGCTTTGCTTTTGGAACGCTTGAAAGTCCGCTTCGCCGCCTCTTCCAGCCACACCGGATGGTGTATCAGGTCGGATAGATTGCGTACGCGATTATCATAAGGATTGGTAGGAAAGAGAGCCAGGCTCGCTTCCCGGTTTTCCTTATGCACTTTCGATTGTTCCCAAAGTCTTCTCTGAACTTCTTCCACGTTCATTTGGAACCCTCCAATTTTGAACCTTTCTGTTATTCATTCAAATTGATCTGCCTCCCTTTGCCATGTGGACGGCTTTCCCGTCCTCGGACTACTACGGAGGCTCTGCCACCGAATGGCCTCGTCGGTATGATCGTTCCCGCATGTTGCCATGCGGTTCAATCGTGCAAATACCGTTACGCCGTTCCTTGCGGTTCGGCGAATCTACTCCATTCGGCTTCCCCGGTTCCCTTAACAACACTCTAACGTTTTCACTTAGACTCCACCTAATCTTGATTACCCATCAGCGGTCTGCTGTTCCCCCAAATCCCGTCTGCTAATTGGTCGCGCGACGAGTACGAGGCGATTGCTCGTCTCTCATGCCTTCTGAACATCACTCAAGTTCGAAGGCCAGATGGGCCGACACTTATCCCAGGGCGTCACCCCTGAGCAGTTTCAGTGTTTGCGGTGTCGGGAGCGTAATTTCTCGAAGGTGTTTCGGTGGTTCCTTTGGGTAGTCGTATGAAAACTCTGCCTGGCAGGAGAGCGACTGAACGATGATCGCCAGTCACGTTTCTGCTTCGACCGTGAAACTCGGTCGGTCTCCCGCTTTGTCGGATGAGCTGTCTTGCCGGATGCTTTTAGCACATACTTCGCATCGTCGTACATCCTAGGCACGGTGGCCGACCAAACGGCCACGGTTCTTGTTGGCAATTGCGTCTCAAACTCTCTGCATTTACCCCATATTGGTATTTTGAGAAAATTCAGATTTTTCGCGGAACCTTTTGAGCGGCTGGTCAGTTTATTATAACTGAAGCCCCTCATTCTGTCCTCGCTTTTCGAGGCATTCTTTGCCATAAACATTGTTGTCAAGGCGTCTCACGCATATAGGTCTTATGCGCAATACATCGGGCACACCGTGATAGTAACATCTGAAACGTTATCGAGTTCAGATGTCGGAACTCCCGTCGAGCCGCCCGGACCGTAGAAGAGTTTCCCCTTCATACCAAGCCGAAATTTCTGTGCGTTTGTCATGATAGGCTGTAGGCTGTAGACCGGAGGCTGTAGGAAAGGCCAAGTGCCACATAACACTACAGCCTAAAGCCTACAGTCTCCAGCCTAATGATTAATACTGTTGCGCCAAAGTTTGGACACTTTGTCCAGTTCTTCATCGAAGGCCGGCCCCATATAAGGCCGTGCTTCAATGGTCGTCGTTTTTCCCTTGGCGGCACCATGTGAGATTCTGACCCTTCCGCCGTATTCCAGTGCCTCCGGGATGCCGGTTGCCTTCCGGGACTTGTTCACCGGGCCGATCACCACACTGCGCCGGTTGGAATCGTAACCGAAAAAGATAAACTGTTTCAGTATTCCGGTATGACTCGACGGCGGCTGACCGGGACGTGAACTGGCTTTTCGTTTCCGAATCGAACGGCGGGACGTTTGACGGACGAACGCACCAAACTTGGACAATGCCTTCATTGTCTGCTTGTCCGCCTTGTTGGTAATATTCACGCGGTCAAAGAACATTCCTTTCGCCGCCTTAAAATGAACGTTAAACATCGTCGTTGGGTATTGTGCCGTTTATGGCACGGAGCGTGATGTTCCACATCCTTGTAAAGTTCTCCGCCTGTCCATTTTTGATTTCGCAAAGTGTAGCAAGTTGCCGGTCAAGCAAATTGATCACCTTGTCATTGCCGTTGACCACTTGCGTCTCTAAAAGATGCAATCGTCTTTCGACGGATTCCAGTCGTTCACCACTCTTGGCGATGAAGGAACGGCGTTCCCGCACAAAAAAGAGGATGCCAGCGGCAAGGATACCGATGATGCCGAGTTTTTCGATGCCATGCAGAAATGCAAGGTCGGGCAGAATCTGGGCCAGTGGCAGAGCGATACAGACGCTCGGCACGGATGCATAGAAGTAGTCGGTAAAGCGATTCATTAGACTCTCCAAATGGTTGGGAACGGGATCGAGTGTTTGACGTAAAGTGACGTGTCTTTTTTCGTAACGGATTCAGGAATCACGACATAAGGAGATCCGTAACCCGATGCTGTGGCAACGAACTGTTCGACAAGCGAACGGTTCATCCAGCACATGTCGGCGGGCTCGCCTTCGTCGGACGTTTTATACCTCGTTCCGTGCGAGTTGACCCAGCCAATGTATTCCGTGCCTCGCACGGTACGGTAGGCGGTAAAATGTGTCGCGTGTGCCCAAGAACCTCGCAGGACGGCAATCTTGATGCCGTTGGAATCAACAGTAGAACCGCTGACGGCGGTGCTGTTACCAAGCGCAACGGAAAGTCCCGACGCACAGCATTGGATGATCTCGTCGGCTAGTTCCTTCCCGCGATAGTTCAAAAACATAATCGCGCTCTGGTACTGCTTCGCCGCTTCCAAATGATCCTTGTAAGGCGGAACGCTCTGATTGTTCGTTCCGACGAGGTATTCCGGGAAGTGTCCGACGCCGTTGGCACCCTTGGCCATTTCCGAAACACTTTGTCCGCCGCGAGTCGAACCGCCCTTCGTAATCGACCACGTCACGACAGGATTGAACGGTGCATAAATCAACGGCGCACCGCGAGCAATCAATTGAAGTGTCGTGCTGTGGTGAGCGAACGCGTCGGCGTGCCCCATGCACGAACCTAGTCCACCTTGACTAAAATACAGTCGGTCGGATTTCTTTCGGTCGGCGGGCAAATTTCGTAACACCTGCCAGGGCAAGAGACAGGTGATCCGTTCCGACATGAGCGTTTTGCACTCGTCGATTTGTTGCTTCCGCCACTGGCGGAAGGCATCGTCCATCTTGAGAACCGGCATGTCGCCTGATTCCCAAAGCGTCCCGAACGCGACTGCCGACGATTCCAGTTCCGAAAATACCATCGCGGCATAGTCGTCCTGTGGAATACAGCCGTTCAGAATACAACCGTCCTCTTCAACAGGGACGATCTCACGCCGCGAGAGTTGTTCGAGATTCCAGTTGCTCATTCTCCATTTTCGTTTCATTTTATCCTCCAGGGTTGAGTTATAAATTGGGATTGACAAGCCGACCGTTTTATCGACGGCTCCGAACGTTGCCTGTCGGCGGCTTTCCAACGGGATCAGCGCAGACACCAGACTCACAACTTGTCGACGGAGATGCCGAGGGAAGTTTGAGTGCCTCTTCGTCTTCCGGGACATCGTTCGTATCCGACACCGTTTTCAGACCCTTGGCAATCTCCGAAAAGATCGCACCGAGTTTTTGGACGTCGCTACTTCCGTTGAGTTTTTCTGTAATTTTTATTGACAGTGCGTCAAGGAACGTTCCCCATATCTCCGGTTTGACTTTCGTCTGCGTTGCCGTTCGTATTGCGGAGAATGCCGCATCGACGGATTTGATGGAGCCTTTGTCGATACCGTCCGCTGCCGATTCATAACACGAGGCAAGTGCCGCCGACAGACTCCGACCGTCTTCCGGGATGTTTTTCGTCACCCAATCGGTGAGATTTTCCGGTTGCGGATTCGGTATCGGTTGCGGTTCCGGTTTCGGATTCGGTATCGGTAAGGGATTCGGCGTTGGCGTCGGTTCCGGTGAGAGACCATATTCGCAAACATGCGTAAGAATTTTCGGTACACCATCCTCGACGATTGCCGCGATGATGGTATATGTTGCGGGAACGTTCGACGCGAATGCTAAAGACGACCTGGACGAGTCGATATAACAGGTTGCCGATGGTACGATAATCCAATCGGCTTTCGTACCGGGATCGTTCAACCGGAACACACACAGTTCGCCGACACTCGCGGCAAGTGGTCCCGTGATGTAGTCGTCAGACGGCAGATAGCAGACGGCAGTAGACGGCAGTTGGCAGACGGCGGATTGCAGAATTTCTGCCGTCTGCCGTCTGTTGTCTGCCAGCTCCCTGATGCCGACCGAACCGAAATAGCCGATCAGTACCAGCAGGAGATAGGAAAGAATCGTAGAAAGATGTTTTTTTGTCATAGTTTTCGAGGAGTTAGAAGTTAGGAGAGGAAAGAGGAGAGAGGAGTTAGGAGTTAGGAGAGAAAATAGGCTTTCCTCCTAACTCCTATCTCCTAACTTCTAACTCCTCTTCCCCCGCAACAAGTAGAGAAGCAACCCGACGGCGGACAGGATAACGGTCGGGTTCTCCGGCATTTCGGATGTGATCGTCGTAAACAGTTCGCCGGTTGTAGCGACCTGTTGGTCTTGCGGGATCAACACGCCGTCAGTGAAACCGCCGTCACGTCCCAAGAGGGCAAGCGAATGAATTGCCGTCCAAGCGTGGTTGTTGTCGACCAAACGAATCGCCGTGAAAGCGACCATGTCGTCGATAGGTGTTGGTGTCAGCGACGTGAGTGTTGCGACATCCAACAGAAGCGGGCGAACCCAGATTCTCAATTCATCGGGATTGTCGAGCCCCGGCCAGCGGGACCAAGCGGTCGTAAATGACCGCAGAATGTCGCCGTACTTCCAAGCAAGCGACAAGCCATTCAATGTGTTTCTCAAACGTTCAAACATCATAAAATGTTCTCCAAGGGTAAAAGGTTTTTATGTGACGACAGATGACGGAAGTTCTTCCGTCAACATGGTCTGCATGGTTAATTCTCCGTATGTCCCATCAAATCAAAGAGTTGCTTCCGTGGCATATTTTTAACATCTGTTTTTGTACCGCCGATCAATTCCGGCATGGTGCCCAATTTCTTCTCCGCCCTTCTAATTCGCCGGATTGACAAGTCGATATACTCTTGATTAATTTCGTAGCCGACATACTTCCGTTCGGATTGCAACGCGGCAATCGCCGTTGTTCCACTTCCCATAAATGGGTCAAGAACGATATCGCCCGTGAAAGAATACAGTTGAACGAGGCGATAAGGCAATTCCACTGGAAATGGAGCAGGATGACCAATGCGCCGCGCGCTTTCGGTTTTCATTGTCCAAATTGATCCTGTCCACTCTGAAAATTGTTCACCAGTTATCGTATCTTTTTTGCCTTGTTTCTCTTCTTTCGTTCTTTCACGTTTGTAATTGCCTTTTGAAAGAATAAGAATACTTTCATGTGTGTTCCGAAGGGTGGGGTTACTTGCGCTCTTCCAACTTCCCCAACTTGTTGATGAGCGACCGCTGAATTTTTTGTCCCAGACGACTTCTCCTCGCATTTTGAATCCGATATCGATCATCATTTTCGATACATAATGCGGGATCGGTATACAGGGCTTGCGGCCAAGATTGCAAACATTGATGCAAGCACGACCACCGTCCACCAAAACACGGTAGACCTCACGGAAAGCACGTTGCAATAAATCAAGATACTCTTTCAATGACAGGTCGGTGTCATATTCTTTGGAAACGTTGTACGGCGGCGAGGTTATCATCAAGTGTAGGCAATTATCCGGCAACTCCTGCATCCTTTCGCAGGTGCCGTGAATGATTTGATTCAAAAGCTGTTGCGGAAATGCCATATTTTGCGTCGTAACTTCCGGGGCAGATTGTAATTCGCGGTATAATCGGGAATTGTAGAACTTGGATGAATCATGTCCTACTCGCCTACGGAGAGCGTTCGTGCTGGCGTTGTGTGGCATTGGCTTAGGATAAAAGGTTTTGTGAGACAGCAGACGACAGATTACAGACAGCAGAAATTCTTCTGTCTACCACCGTCTTTCCTAGCCGAGCATAGCGTACTTGACGTTGACGACGCTCGTGAACGTGCGGCTCTGCGTCAGGTGGTCAGGGATGTAGATGGGATCGTTGGCGACAGCGATACATTGTGCTGCCGGGAACTCGTCGAGAGTTTTCGTTTTAAGAAACTCGATGATCTCGTCGACAAGATCACCGAGCGTTTCAACAGCCTCCTCCGGTGCCATTTTGCCGATCCGCTGCATAATCCCGATGTCAACAGAGACAAGATATTTTGACGACGAGCGGGATACCGTTTCAATTTCAAGCGTTTTCGGAACAACAATGACACGCAATGTGTCGAGTTCAGACAGTTCAAAACCCGGTTTGACCGAGAAAGCCGCTTCAAACGGTATCGAGAAGTCGTGCTTGTTCAGTTCGGCAGCGACCGATTTAGCGATGGAGGTCACGAGACTCATGGATGGAGGAGGAGTTAGAAGTTAGGAGTTAGAAGAGAAAAGATGACGATAGAAGTTGGACAGAAGAGCTCAAACATC